GTGCATTTAGAGGGTGGTAACAGCTATCACTAGGTGGGTGTATCGCTATGCGCACAAGGATGAACCTGTGCCATCCGGCTGGGTTTCTCGTCTATGTGCAGGGCGGCACGGTGCAGAGGGTTATGTAATATGGAGTCGGCAAGTGAGGGACAGACAGAAAGATGATTTCTATCCAACGCCGTTAGTGGCCGTTGAAGCGTTGATGGATGTAGAAAGTTTTGAGGGTGGCATATGGGAACCGGCTTGCGGTGATGGTGCTATCTCCGAACCTTTCTCGCATTACTATTCTGTGACTAGCACAGACTTAAATGATTATGGCTATGGTAAATCTGGTGTTGATTTCCTGATGGAGTCGCGGCTGCTTGCACCCAACATTGTCACCAACCCACCATACAAACATGCTGAAGCGTTCATACAGAAAGCTATTAGCTTACAAGCCAGAAAGCATTGCTGGTTGTTGCGTCTGTCATTTCTTGAGGGAAAGCAACGCCGCGTTTCTCTGTTCGATTCGCATAGACCAGCTAGGGTTTGGGTTTTCTCTCAACGCCTGACTATCTGGCGCGGTGATGAAAAGCCTAGCGGTAGCGGCACGACTGCGTATGCGTGGTTCGTATGGGATGGCAAGGCAACAGACACAAAGGTAGAGTGGCTATGACAAATTCTAGAGTGAAGGGTGCCTCGTTTGAACGCGAATGTGCTACAAAGATTAACCAATGGTTTCAAGAATACACAGGGTATGACATCGAAGTGAAACGTGATTTGGAACAATACAGGTCAAGTGACCATGGCGATTTAATCGGGCTACCAGGCTGGACAATCGAGTGCAAAAGATACAATAGCAACGGTTCTATTTTCTACCGCAGGGAATGGTGGGAACAGGTTGTTACCGCCTCGTTATCAAATGGCACCCAACCCGTTCTCATTTACAAGTATGACCGGCAACCTATGTGCTGTGTGGTGTTTCTCTCTAGCATTAGCAGCAACTATGTCAGCAAGCAAAGCACCGCTATCATATCGTTTGAGACTTGGCTTATGCTGGCGGCTGAATCGTTAGTTGACAGTGAGTTATAAATTTGTGGTTGACAGGTTTTCAGATGTAAATATAATCGCCTCCGGCGGTGTTTAATAAAACTTGCTATGCAAAACTTGCTAAATAAAACCTGATATTTGATATAAAAAATCTGGATGTTAAACTTGCTAAGCCTAGCAAGTTTTATATAACTTGCTAAGCATAGCACCCGTTTCTCTCCTATTTTTCTTCCAATTCGATAGCTTCAATAGCCATCTCTATCACTCTGCTGATAGCTGTTTCGCCTGATTCATAGGCTTGTATGCTTCTGCGAGACAGCCCCAACCTTTCAGCAATTCCCTCTTGTGTGTAACCAAGAAACTGCCGCCTTTCTCTAAACTCAGTTGGTGTCATGGTCACGCATCCTTAGTTTCAAAATGTGGTTTTCGACAACATCAACGAAAAAGAAATAGCTTTTCAAAGTGTCTTTCCCAACTTTATGCGTCCCATTTGATTTAAATGGAACAGGGCAAGCCTCCATCCATATTTCGAAAGCCTCTCTGTCTGTTGTGTTCGTATAGTCAAGAGTCGTTGTGATGGTTCTTTCCATTTCTCTAATCCTCTAAGCCCATTGGTTGCTTTCTCAGCAGTTCTTCCCTGATGCTATCAGTGATGGTTGCCACGCCTACGTCAAGCAAATCCATGTCGTGCTGCTGTATCAAGTGACGCATGTGTTGCCGCGCTTTCTCTGCTGAGTCGAAGCAATCCCAAGATTGAATTTCGGTTGAAGTGCCTACCGCATTGCTGCGATAGGCTACTGTTGCGAATACTAGGTACATGTTTAGTCCTCTCTTTCTATGTCGTGATATGTTGCGTAACCTATCAAGGCATACATTGCCTTGGCATCTATCATATAATCGCAAACCCACATTGATAGCTTGCCTTTCTCTGATAGCGATAGGCTGCAAACGTAGGTGGAGTCGCTATCTTCATCAGCCATTATGTCTATTACCTTGCCAGTCCAATGCGCGGCGAATGGTGCCTCACTTGTTGTAACCACTTCGCCCAACAAGCTGCTTATAAAGCTGCTGGTAAATGCAAACGCACTTAGCCCGTCTATGTTTTTCATTTTTAAGCCTCCGATAGCTGGTCATAATCCAGCCCTTTTTCTGCAAATATTGCGTAAACTTCGTCAATGCGTCTGTTGAACGCCTCTTGCGCTTCCTCTGTGTATTCTTCGTCGCCTGTCTCGGTTACTTCATAGACCTTGATGCCTTGGTATTCGCCAAGTTCTATATTCACCATTCTGTCGGCAAGTTCTGCGGTTAGTTCGATGAAAGTTTGTTTGTCTAGTGTCATTGTTTAGCCCTCTTTACCTTGCATTAATGCGTTATGACGCAGCACCATTGCTGCAAAACATGCACCGGCACTGTCGCCTGATGCTATGAAGTTGCCGTTCATCAAAAGCGAATAGCCATATTTGTTTTTAACTATTTCGTATCCGTGCGGCATTTTAATTGTTTTGTCCATTTTAGCCATTGTTCAGCCCTCCATTTCAAAATGCTGTTTCTCTAATGCTATTGTCATTACATGGCCTTGTGCATCACGCAGCCCCACTTCATAAATAAACTCGCCGTTTCTCTGCAAATCATCGTCAAGGTTTGCACAACGGTTTACCTCTGAGGCTATCCCGTTTGCCCATAGGTCAAACACTCGCGGGTTGTATTCTTGGTGCGTATCAATCCAATCTTGAATGTGATAGATGCCCTCTTTGTTTACTGTTGCCATTTCATGCCCTCTCTTTTTTCAAAATTTATACCTGATATGACTGTGTTCTCTGCAACGGCTATAGCTTCAGCAATATCTTCCCAGCCTTGCCCTACTGCTAAATCGTAAAGCCTCGATAATTCATTCAGCATTTCTTTTTTAGTAGCCATTATAAGCCCTCCTATGATTAATGGCGATTTAAAGGCCATAGACAGGCTTTGACCCGTCTATGCTAGGTTTACTAGGCAAAGGTATCTATTGCCCATTTGATAAGCTGCCAGAGCCAAGCCTCGGCACCCATCAAGCCATATATTACGACACCCATCACAAGCAGAAATATCGTGCCGTTGATAAGTTCTATTGTGCCTCTGTTCATGGTCTATGCCTCTCTTAAAATTCATGGACTAACACGCCACCCATATGCGAAGCGCGGCGAATGTCTATGATATAGGTGTGTTCTTCTAACACCTTAACTTGTTTATCGTAATCGTCTGCGTCGTCATTTTCTGTGAGTCCCGCGTTTTCAAAGATATTGCTGTATGTGTCCCACAAATCTTGAACATGGTACTCGCACCATTCACAGCGAAACGCTACAGGGTCGAACTCAATGTCCTCGCCTTGGCTTTCGCTTAACTGTTCGTACCAATCAAACAACGCGCTGATGGCTTCGTAGCTGAAAGCATCGCGCATGGTGTCGCTGTTTTTAAAATGCCACTCTGTGACTGTTTCGATTATTGCCATTGTAACCCTCCAATAATGGCTGTTTCGTTGTCGGCTATTCGCCGCATAGGTTGCCGCCTTAGCAGCAAACTATGAGGCGGCAGGGATAACCCTGCCAGCCGTTATTATGCTTTTATTGTTTCATAGGTTGCAGCAAACGCATCTTTTGATGGATAGTCGCGCCAATGTTCATTAGTCTGAAACAGATGGTAATCACCATTATAGTCTTGTGTAATAACTTGTGACCGCCAAGGCCGCGCCAAGTTGTTTGCAGTTGTTAGCGTTTCATGCAATCCATCATAATTGCCAACAAAGCAGCCGTTGTTATGATTGCCGATGATTTGTGGTGGTGATGCTGAGTGATACCAAATTGTGAGTTTTGTTTTAGACATTGTTTAACCCTCCAAGGTTTGTTGTCTTGATTGTTAGATAGCGCACTATCTGCGCATGGTCAACCCCTCAATGCAAAAAAATGTAAAAAAAGTTTACACCGGAACCGCAAAGCCTTAGTCTGCAATGGATTGAGTAAGGTTTGATTTTGTTTGATATTTGTTTTGGGAATGGTTTGATTTGTCATCTATTGCACGCACAGCACACAGAACTCATCGCGCTGCATTGCATGGCGGCAAGGCTAACACAAGTTTGATGGTGTTGCAAATATGTCACAGTGTTGCAGCCAGGCAACAGTTGCAGTGATGCCACAGTGTTGCATATCTGCCACAGTTAAGGCATGGGGGGCATGTTTTGCAAGGCGACACCCCCGACAGCGACCGCCCACGTTATCATCCATTAATTAGTCCTTTCCAACACACACCCAGAGGTAACATGACCAAACTAACAAAACAGCGAACTGACATCATCTTATCCAGCATAGCTGACGGGCATAGCATTGTTGACGTGTGCGAGGCCACTGGCGTATCCAGGACTGCGTTCTACCAGCGTTGCAAGCGCGATGAGGAGTTTGCAGCGGCTGTGAAAGAGGCACAGCAGTACAGCGCGGAGAAGGCGTTAGAAGAACTGGACACGTTGTATAGCGATGCGCTACACGGAGTTAAGGATTATAACCCGCATGTGTTGAGGGACTATGCCCATCATGTGCGCTGGAAGGTAGGCAAGGTATTACCTGAGAAGTTTGGCGAGGGCAAGAACCGTGCTGGCGTAGAGGTGAGTGACGGTACTGTGAGGATATTGTGGGAGACTGATGGTGGCACAACCAGTTAAGATACCTTACAAGCCTAGACCTTTACAGGCTGAGATGCACAATAGCCTGAAGCGGTGGAATGTGCTTGTGATGCACAGACGCTTTGGCAAAACAGTCTGGGCGGTAAATGAATTAATCAAGAAGGCCTTGACTTGTGAACTCCCCCGTCCAAGGGTTGCTTTCGTGGCACCTACTTTTACGCAAGCCAAACGTATTGCTTGGGACTATGTGAAGTATTATGCAGGTGTGATACCTGGTGTTTCTTTCAATGAGACAGAATTACGGGTGGACTTTCCCAACGGCGGCAGATTGATGTTGCTGTCGGCAGAAAACCCTGACTCCCTTCGCGGCATTTATTTAGACATGTGTGCTTTCGATGAGTTCGGTATGCAGAACCCAAGGGTATGGGGGGAGGTTGTTAGACCCGCCCTATCCGATAGAGAAGGGGCTGCTATCTTTTTGGGTACACCCGCTGGGCATAATCACTTTTATGATTTGCTAGAGACTGCCAAGTCAGAGGTAGAGAACGGTTCTGACCAGTGGTATCACAAGACGG